TCTTACCTGGAGCACTCCTACTAATTAATGCTGTGAGCAAAAGCATGCATTTAAATCACATCACACTGAATCAATCCGTCCTCCACGAAGGAGGAAGGGACTCCCTAAAGGCCTCATAATCTTGCAGCACGTGTGGTTCCATACTCCAGATATACTCTGTGAACGTGCGCATTTCATCATATGTCGCGTCATAACCCAAAGCCTTCATTGTCTCCAATTCGTCTTGAATCGTCACGGTTATGTTGTTGGCCCTTATCTGTGCTCTTACCTCGTTAGCTCCGTGTCCGTCTTCTCCATAGGCGCGAATGCTCATTTCCCTATCTTCAAAGTCGGAGCGCGTGAGGCTCTCCGCGTACTCCAAATATTTCTCGGACACAGTCGGCAAAATGCCGCTAAAGTCGCTCGCGCGGGCAAGAGCAGAGGCTGCGGCCAGTACGTTGGCCTGCTTTCGGTTTGCTGACTTGGCGACATCGATCGCCTGCGTGGACACACTCACCCCCGAGTTTGCGAGTGCTCTGGGCAGCTCTGGGCAGCGGTAGCGATTCAAATCGCCGTTCGTGCATCCAATGTGCCAGCCGACGAAGGTGGCCCTGTTCTCACAAAACACTATCTTCATATTGAAGCCAGCGTCCTCCCAGAACTTAAGGAAAATGCGCGAGAGGTCATCCCCCTCGCACATCGGTGGTGTCATGGAGCACAGTGAGTCGTCGCCCTCGAACATACCATTCCACCACCGCCTCACCCCAGTGAGATCCTCCCCGTATCGGACTTTGACGTCTAGATACCGCTCCGGCTGTTTGAAAACAGAACTAACCCACATCACAAAATTTACCCACCAATTCAGGCAGGAGGTACCACGGTGACCAGATCGACGTATAGCGTCGATTGTCACGCTCATGGTCTGGAACCTATTCTTGAAGAACAGTCGGAGCTTCCCCTGCTCGCAGGCCAGAGAATGCTCTTCCATCCAAGTGGACGGAATGACTCCAAACTCCGCCAACACCGTGTAAATGTGGCGGAGTATCGGATTTTCGATGGCATCGCGTATGAATGCGCTGCATGTTGTATCCCAGGCTGACCCGTCACCCTCAACGGCTTTAGAGCCTGCCTTGGATAGCTGCGCAACGACGCGATCCAGCGCCTCTCGCTTGGATACGTGCTTGATGCTCTTGTCCTCAAAATGAGCAAACAATAGTTCCTCGAAGCACTTGACGACAGCGAGAGCCATCAACTGCCCTTCATCGCCATCGGCGATAAGCATTCTGGGAGCTTTCCCTTCGGGCATGCATTCGTATTTTATGTCCGTCTTGAAAGTGTAGGTGGGATGCTCGCGGGCATATAGGTTGTCCAGCGATGAACGGAACCTGGTGATGCTCCACTTCCCTGATTTACATTCCTCCAAGTCGAAGTGCC